ACGACAAAAAGATTTTTCAAATCTTCTTGTGGGCCATCTTTCTTCTTGAAAAAATGGAAATGGGTTCTATCCCATAAACCTCGCAACACTGCGAAGTTAACAACTACTTGGAGTGCAAACCAAAATAGTATTGACGATAGGTTTATACCACTATCGTTGTTTTCCGCTTCTATATCTAAGAGCGGAGTTTGACCTATGATTTCAAAGGTCGATAAATCCCTTATAGGAATTCTCCATCCGTTTTCTCGGATGATTTGTAAAAAATGCCTAGCATCTTCTACTTTTCCACCATTCTTTACGCTGGTGGTTACTGAAGCTGTATACTTCAGTTCCAAAACCACTGATTCTTTAATCAAGGTTTCAAATCCGGGATTTTCCCGCATTAGTTGGTTCCGAGCTATGCCCGCATCCTTCAACTCGTCCCAAACGAGTTTCTTGATAACTGAGGATTGTTCCTCAGTTAAATCTTCAAGTGGTCTAGTAACCACTTGATGAAAGGCTTCTGCCTGCTCCCTGGCAATATATTGAGGGAGATATCCGAGATTTCGCGTTTGGCAAATCTCTACAGCGCGGTATGACCACGCCATTGACTTGGTATAATCACCAAGTCCTGCATTACGATTAACGTTAATGAAAGCCCTTAATCGGGATAGTTCTGTTCCAAAGAACGAACCTAATGATCTACAACTAAAGTTGTAATCAAGTATACTGAGTCTCTTGCTCAGATCATTGTCGCAGTGATACTCCTTGACATAATTGAAGTAGTTCTTTGCCTCTTCAAAAATCGAAACGCCAACATAGTTTGGCATTTGCTCTCTCGACTTTATCGTATAGTCGATTAGTAGATCTCGAAAAACTCGAGTTCCTTTTTCGTGCAATTCTTTGTACGAAATAATCTCAGGGCCTAAAGCCATGAATTTCTTAACGAGAAAACCGTTAAGCGTATGTAAAGCTTGTTTTACACACTGTAGAGTCCTGGAGAAATTCTTAGACTCATCAATACACTTCTGCACCAATGCAGGAAGCTTATATTTGGCTCCGTATTTGCGGAACCAATACGTTGATTCGAGAACTCGAACCAAATTATGGGGTTTTATATGACCAAACCCTGAAACTCCTAGCTGATTCACTAGAAGTGCTGGATACTTGTTATCAAGTATACTCCTCGAGTCATGACAAAACATGACTTCGCTCGCGTCTATGGTTTTTTCCATAGGCTTCAGATTGTGTCCTAAGGTTTTTAGGAACGACAAATAACATAATGGGGTTAGTTGACCACCATTACTTCTACCCACTCTAGTGCATGGGCAGTTCTTTATGATAAAATTATCATAATATTCCTTTTCGCTGTTTACGAATTGGCAAAAGTTCTTGTTACACATACAAGAACCGATATGTTTATGGCTTGCGCCATGAAATTCCTTACCAAATATTTCATAAGGATTATGAACTTTCTTCTTTCGAAGAAAGTCTAAGTCGATTGTCGTACAAAACGGAATCGTAGAAGTGTGGCAAACATATTTGCTAGCACTTTTTGGAAAAGAAGCATCCTTTCCCAAAGTAAAATCGTCAAGCAACGTTGACGTATAATCTTCTGTAATCGAAGATACTATGGTTGAACTCATAGTAGGCATACCTCGTGCGGAAAGCACCCC